AAAATAAATACCAACTCTTTTGTAGATGTTGGGTAATCCGTACCAAAGAGTGCATAACAATACGGCTCGCCGGTATTACCCGCACCTGTTGGCGTAGGAAATGACTCGCGTATAAAGTTAACGTCTTTGTTTAAAAGGTACTTGTAAGACCCTGAAGCATTAATAACTGCTAACGAATAGGGCGCCAGAAAGTCTGTAGGCGCTTGCAGATACTGGTTATTGATCGTGCATACAGCCGTTACATTCTTTCTTAGTGACGGAAACTGAACCGTATTAAAGATTCGCTCCTCTGCCTGTTGAGCAAACGTCTGAAGCGTCGCCGTCTCAAACGTCGTTTCGCAATAATCTTGTATCGCAGTCTTGAGTTCGCCCCAATTCATGACTTACGCCATCGGCCCTCTGCTCATAACACCCTTGGTCGCAGCACCCGTACCACGCATCTTAATACCAGATGTCTTAACCTGTGTATTAGGATTCATGGCAACACCTGATGTTGGATGCCAGTTAGGTACCATGTTGTAAGGCATTTCCTTGCCAGGGTTCGTAGATGCCGTTACCTTGGCGCCTTTCATCGTATGCGGTTCTGCATAAACTGACGCAGGGCCAACTTCTTTGCCGCCCTTCTTCATCGAGTATTTGGCCATGGCTTATCCTTGGTTTCTTGCACGAGCTACATTGCGGCCCATCTTCTTCATCATCTCTGATGTAGGACCACCTTTGCGTAGCTTCGTCATGGGCTTGCCAGGATGCATGGCTTTTTCATGCTTATGCACCGCCCCGGCAATCATCTTTTTATCCTGCTTGATATCGTCTTTCATGTCGGCTCCTATGAGACTGTGACACTGTTTAACAAGGCCTGACCGATTAAATGATTGGGGGTCATGCCAGCATCTATAGATCGTGCGCCGCCAACAGGATTAAATCCCCACTCTATCGTCCTGCTTCCTTCTAGTGGAACGCCGGTGTAAAGCGGGTTTGTATTGACGACATTATCGACAGTCTGCATCCCGTTGTAGCCTGACTGATAGTACGAATTGGAATCGGGACGTGGATTCCTAACGGCCTGCGGATCGTCCACTGGGTACATGCCAAGCTGAAGTTGCGGCTGATCAGGTTCCCAGCACTCAGGACATACAAGAATATTAACATTCTTAGTCTTGATTGTAAGTACTTTAAGCTGTTTAAGCTTATAGCGAAAGTTACATCTATCGCATTGAGCGATAGCAAACTTACCGGATGCAAATTTATTGGGCATTTTAGTACCCGCCTGATCCTAAAAATCCCTGGCGTGGCACAAGGCGCAACGGAGCCTTCTCTCTATCTTCATCTGCCGCTAACTGCCATGCCTCATCGTACTGCGCTTTGAGCATACCCATGCGCTCCATGCCGCCTTCAACCTTCATGGATAGCTTATAAGCTAATCCTGCAATCAACGCCTCTTGGAAACGGAATGGAATATCTTCTACATTAATACCATTTCCGGCATCTTGGAGCCTACGCAATCGCCAGTAAACCAAGGTGTAATAAGGTGTTGTAACCGAGCCTTGGTCAGGCGCAGGCCATACCGTGACATTAGGGAACTGTGTATTACTTACCGTGGCGCCCGATGTATGACTTGCTGCGGTCGTGTTGTTCTGCCCACGAATCACATTGTTTAACGTAGCATATGCCGAAGTGCCTGTAGCCACGTTTTCGGCTTGGGTGCTAGTACCGTAGTAATAAACCGTCTCCGATCCAATGTTTGCATATCCTGCATATGGCACCCCCGTGAGAGAAGACATTGGTATTGTCGTAGCCGAGGATGAGATATTAGCGGCCAATGTCCCTGTGAAAACATACGTCTGTCCACCTAGTCTATCGATATAAATCTGAATTGGGCGCCCCGTGGCAAGCTTATTCGGGATTGTTGAGTATGTACTAACCGAGATCCTGCTGATATTGATATCCGTTTGATTAGAACCAACACCTGTACGGATGGTCGTCTCGACCAAATCTACCGTATTAATAGGAAGCGGATAGGTAATCTGGTTAGCATAGAGCTGTATGGCACCCTGCTCCATAGTCCAAAGATTAATCCCACGATTGGAAAATTCTGATAGCAAAAGATTCAGTGATCGACGAGCTGTGCGAAGGTCATAACCAGAACGTAATTCTCGACCGCAACGCTCAAACGCCTCCTCAACAATTTCGTTTAGATTTGGGTCAAAGTTTGTTGTTCCGGTCGTAAAGGCCATGATTATCCTTTAGCAGTCAATGCTGATTTGCGAAATGCCTGTGCCGTGGGAGCACCTTTGCTACCAGGTTTACGCATCTTTTCACCAGACCCTGCCGCAATACGCTTACGTTTTGCATGTATGTTGGCGTACAAGCCAACAGACCCACCCTTAGCATATTCCACAAAATCTGTGTCATCACGTCGGGATCTTAAAGTACCCACCGGCATTTTGGACGGGTTGATAGCGCCCATTCCCCTGCTCCTGAGCATACATCGCCTCCATTAGCGCCCCTATTCCTAGCGGCAAGTAAGGTGTTAAAGGTCTTAAGTAATTAGGATACGGCATTGGTTCGTAAGGTGGAAGCTCTGGCGGAGGAACGTTTGGATAACCCCATGTCGTAGGAGTTGTCGGAGTTCCGCCTGTTGGAACTATTGTCACCAGCGGGGTTGTAATCTTCCCACCTGGTGGCACTTTTACCGTTGGTGACCCGCCAACATTGATTGTTGTTGACGGGACGCCTGAAAGAGGGATGTCTGGCGGCGTTAAGTAACCCGGAGGCGCTAAGTCTACTGGCGGCGTAAATGTTGCTGGTGGAGCAGGAGGTGGCTGTATTGTCGATACCGGTACTTCTGGTGGCAATAATCCAGGCGGATTTACTATTGGTGGAGTTGATGGTGTAGATATCTTTATCGGCGGCTGATCCACTCCAGTGCCTGGAACAACGTCAACTGGGCCTGGTATCTGATCAATTGGGTCAGGTATTCGATCGATTGGATCTGGTATGGGATCAGGTATTCGATCGACTGGATCTGGTATTCGATTGATTGGATCTGGTATTGGATCTGGTATTCGATTGATTGGATCTGGTATGGGATCAGGTATTAGATCAATTGGACCAGGTATGGGATCAGGTATGGGATCAGGTATTAGATCAATTGGATCAGGTATGGGATCAATTGGACCTGGGTTTACTTTTGACGTTTGATCAAATACAAAAGGCAGAGTATTTGTATAGACTAGCGACCCTGTATTGTAGTCAACGCCAGTAGGTAGCTGCGTACGGTCAATCGTTACCTCTTGGCCCGTAAGGTTTTGGAACGTAACTGTCGTCGGATTTGCAGCCGTAACAAACGATACGCCAAGGTTAGTATTTAATCTTGATCCATCTAATACTATGGATTCTTGCCCGTTTGTATTTACCTCTTTGGTTATTGGTGCAACATAACCATTTCCTAAAACGACTGAATCACCATATTTCAAATCAGATAGCGTCACAGTCTGATTGGTTTGTGTGGTTGGAACAAACACAATGTCACCAGATCTTGTGTTAACAAACGCACCCTTGGGATTAACAGCAACAATATTTCCAGTGGTCTGAGTTCCTGTAGCGGCTTCAAGGTTTATCGAACGGGCAAATGCATCCGTCAATAGCTGTTCTATGGGGTTAGCGTATGTTACTTCTTGAGGATTATTTTGCGTTATTACATCCAAAGCTTTGTTTAACAAAGAATCTGTATTGATGACCTGTGTTACGCCATCCCTGTCTGTTACTGTGTATGAATTACCATCTAAGTCAACAGAAGTAACGTAATAACCGCCGTTTTTCTCATTATCAAAAATGATGTCAAACAACGATTCCGCCGGATCACTTACGTTTCTATCCATGGGGCTTGGCCCAGAAGCATCTGGGTCTGTTACAAGCGTAAGCCCTGGCTTTTCCGTATACGTTAAAAGTATCGGTTGGTTGGCTGCGTTATAAATGACTTCGTTATTTGGTCCTGTTAAAAGCTTAACGCCCTTATCAAAGGTCGGCTTTCCTTCAA